TCAGTTTAGGTGCTTTAGTATCTGTTGCTTTAGGAACTTCTAATAACTTCACACCTCCTAGACTACCTACTTCATACATTCTATCTGCCGCATACAAATCTGTATTATATTTAGTGTTCATATCAGCACCACTCACTTGAGTATAAGTTTGTTGTGCATTACTCTCGCTATCCTTTTTAGGATCGTAAGCTTTCCATTCACCGTTGCTCTTTAAAGAATAAGAAACACCTGCTTTTGCCCAATTTTTACCTTGCCTTTTTAACTCTTCACCTGAAATACGTTCACCAAATGTTACTGCTTTAGTTCCTTCTGCTGTAGCAGGGGCCGTACCTACTGTTTCTATATCGCTTGGATCAGTATTGCTTACAGATACCCTAGTATCTACACCATCTATTACTACGGTTGTCATTGTACGAGCAGAAGGATCTTTTGGTTTTCCTGTTCCACCTAAAGATTTCCATTTTCCTGAACTTTTAAGGAACACTCCTTTTATTTCTACCCCATCTACTGTTCTTGATTGAGGCTTCCATTCGTCAGCAACTTGAGGTGCTGCTGAGTTATAGGTCTGTCCCTGATAAGTGTTCATGTCTACAAACTTAGTGTTGGAAGAACCGTCAGCATTTGTTGTACTAACTTCTTTCCATGTAGGAGGTTTAGGAGCCAAAGAAGCCGCTAAAGCCCTGCCTTTATCCATCATGGCTAGACCACCATTAGGATCAAACTTCATAATTTGTTCACCAGCTTTTTGATATGTTGCTGGCTTAGTCCAATCTGCGTCTTTAAAATCATTCTTAAATTGATTCATGCCTATTGCTTTAGGGCTTATGGCTTGTCCAAAAGCACCCATAGCTGCTGTCATAGAAACACCCTTCTGCTTTTCAGCATTGAGCATACTATTATATGACCCTTGTACTACTTGTAAAATGTTTGATTGAGGGCCTGAGCCGAATAATCCTGCCATGTGTCTCTACTCCTTTATATATTTTAAAGCTTGCTCTTTAACCAACCCCAACCATCACCTAATATATCTTGCCCTATGTCACTACCTAAAACTGAGGTTCCTAGATTCATCCAGTTTGCTGTATTATTAGCACTTTGCTGTGCGCCAATACCTTGTTCGGCTAGACCTTGTTGGAACTGAGGCTCTTGTGCAAAACCGTAGATTTGTTGTAGCATAGGTACTGAACCTAATGCTTGTTGTTGTGGTTTGAATTGCTCTGCGGCTACCTGAGAAGTAAGACCAAACATACCAGCTTGATTGCGTAACATACGGTCTTGCATTTGAGTCCCGTATTGTTGGGCTTGTATTGCTTCTTGGAACCGTTGGCTTTCTTGCTCTGTCTCTAATTGAGCTAAAGCTTGTGTACCAACCGTAGACCCTAGTTTACCAGACTGAATTAAACGACTCAACTTAGAGTCTGTCTGTTGCTCCCTCATAGGCTCTCTAAGGGCATTTACTCCACGTAGGTACTCTGAGGCAGCATCTTGTGGATCAAAGCTCTGGTACGCATCCTGAGAGCCCTGAAGCTGTCCTAGAAGACCCTGTTGAAATTGATTGTATTCAGGTGATGTTTGTTGATCAAATTGACCTGTAGCTGGATTAAATGAAGTAGTTCCGTATATACTATTAAAGTCCATACTACGAGGTGAACGAGCCTGTGATAACTGATTTACAGCATCACCTGTATATTCCCCATTAAACATAGTTCCAGTAAAAGCACCTCCAGTGCCTGTAGTGCCTGTAGTTCCTCCAGTGCCTGTAGTTCCTCCAGTGCCTGTAGTTCCTCCAGTGCCTGTAGTTACTCCAGTGCCTGTAGTTACTCCAGTGCCTGTAGTTACTCCAGTGCCTGTAGTTCCTCCAGTGCCTGTAGTTCCTCCAGTGGCTCCAGTGGCTCCAGTGGCTCCAGTTCCTATTAAACTCAAGTAATCAAGACCACCCTGCCCATTAGAATTGCCAGCAGGAAGACCGCCAGCAGCAGCATTCCCAGAAACACTAAGAAAACCAGCCCCTGTGCTATTTTTACTATCACCTATTAATGACAGTTTCATGTCAGAATTTAAAGAATCCCATTGAGAAGCAGGAAAACCTTCTGGTTTTAAAGCAGCTAATTGAGAGTCAGTAAGATTCTGACTTCCTTGTATGTAAGCATTAGGTAGTTGGTCATTTATCTGAGAGGATCTTGCCTTTGCTACACGATCAATTTCACTCATACTAGACCAATTAGGGTCTTCTAGTTCTAATCTAGCATACTTTCTTTTAGCTTCATCATTCATTCCGTACATAGTTTGACTAGCAAATTGACCTAAAGGATCAAAATCACTATAAGCATTTAACAAACCACCAAGATAATTATCAGCACCTAGTCCTTCTGCTGCTTTATCTATCATTAAATTTGTAAGACCACCAGTAAGACCACTACCTATTCCCGTAAACATTGTATCAGGCACAGCGTCAGGGTAATTAGCTCCTGTACCGCTAGTAGTAAATTGAGTAGGTGCAGCAGCGTATGTGTTTGTTTCACTAGGACTGCCCATTAGTGATAACATTCCAGTGTTTTCAAAATCGCTTGTATACGGAAATCTCATAGGTTGATTTTTAAGCTGGACTGCTTCTGGACTTTCACTTATCTGCTTTAAAACTTCAGCAGGGCCTAAACTCTGCATTTTTTCTGCGTAGTGAGCTAAAGCTTCTGGATTAGGCTCTCTACCAAAAATAGTATCAAATATTGTTTTTACATTATTTATATTTGATGCTGAAGGAGGAATTGTTGTTTTTATTTTATTATTATTTTGATTTCCTCCTGCTGGATTATTGTAACCTCCAGCACCTGTAGTTTTGTTAGCGTATCCTCCATATGGGTTATCTTCACCACGCGTATCTCCACCTGTCATGTTACTAGAGCTATTGCTATAAAAATTAGCCATTATGCTGTCCTCTTCCAAAAGTAAACTACGACATAAGGCTGTACAATATCGTGTGTATGAGTTGCTCCACCACCTGTAGATCCAGAAGCAGGAGCCCCTGCGCCACCATTGGTCGTAGCGTATACATTAGCACTTCCATCACCACCGCCTAATGTCCATCCAGAAGCGTGAGTGTGTGCTGGTATCTCACTAATTGAAAGAGCGTGTGCGTCTGTCTTAGCACCACCTGTCTCTTCTACAACATTAAAAGAAGCGTCTGAAGAATCAATACCTACTAGAACTCTACCAGCACCAAAAGCTGACCATGTGCCTACTCCTAATAAAGTAGCAGGGTTAGTAGCAACAATAGAAGTGTAGACAGACCCTACAGGGTAAGCAAATCCATTTACTGTAGCTGCATTAGAAGAGGCAGTTGTAATAGCTGCGGCAACAAAGGCTGTAGTAGCTACTTTAGTAGTTGTATCACCAGACGTAGGAGTAGCTGCGCTAAAGGCTTCTGCTGCATTACCATTTAACTCTGCTTTAGAGTTGACTGCTGTTTGAACTGCTACAAATTCAGTATTAAAACTATCTCCTGAAATAACCTTAGCTGGATCTGAATCTGCTAAAGCATCCTTACCTGACCACGCTATCTGTACCGTGTAATTACTCATCGAATCTTGCCCCCTTTAGCTAAAACGGTCATGCTCTGTAGCGACCCTTTAAACCCTTTAATTAAATTTATCATTTCTATCTGTACCACCTTAGCAGCTTTACTTAAATTAATTCTGTACTCTCTAGGGAAGAACAGAGGTGAGTATTTAGACGCACCATATAAACTTGTACTGGAACCGTATAAAGCAGTAACTCCAGAAGATGAGGGCCTAAGATTAAAAGAGGCTGAATCGCCTTGTGTGTTGTTGTAGTCTCTAAACCAATTAACTGTAACATCTTGCTCACGACCCCCATCTATAACACAAGAAAACTGTTTTAATAATTTAGCTGTGTCGGGGTTTCCAAAGTCCATCCATACTGTTTTAAATATTGTTTGATATGCGTTATTGATTGCGGTAGAGCCTGAGTAGTCTACATCAAAATAGTTATCGTAATCAGCAACTACACCATTAAATGTTTTACCTACAACACTAGATCCTAGTCCAATGTAGAGAATACCTTCATTAGTAGAAAAGTAAGACTTAGGACTTCTGCTGAAATCAGTAAGCCACTTAGTAACACGGGGAGTCATGTCTGGATTCTGAGCTTTAAAGTCTAAGATGTATGTTTCATTAATTCCTGTAAACGATAAAATATAGTAACCACCAGAATGATTAAACTGAGCCTTAATATCGTCTGGACTAGATGAAATAATATGTTTTATAAT